ATCTTTATACATCTCAAATGTTAAATCTTGATCAAGAATTTTATCAACTGTAACAGATGGATGTCTTGCATCTAGTAAAGTCTCAGGGGAAATATTATATTGCATGATAAGATGAGGGTATAGACTATTCAAGTCAAATGAAACCACCCAATCATACTTTCCGGGAATGGGTTCTTTAACATATGCACCTGCATACTTTGCATCTTTTTGAGATCTATTTTTAGGAGGAATGACAACATTCTTTTTCTTTAGATAATTGTAGATGATAGTATCCCACATACGAACCTGTGAAAATACATCAACATAATTTGCTTTCGCATCATATGCCATTGTGATTGCAAGTTCAATCAACTTCATCTTATCTTCAAGACGATCAACAAGTTCCACATCAATGATGTTATATTCAACAAACTTTTGCCAACCTTGTGTATAAAAGTCCTTGAATGTATCATACTCGGAGTGATCAAGTTTCTGCTGACCAAGTTCAACACTTGCAATATAATCCAAACGATATGACTCTTGTGCCTTATAGGTAAACTTCTTATAAAGGTTAAGGTAATCAAGTTGAGTGATACCACCTACATCATATGCAATATTTTTACGACCTGCAATATAGATTTCATCCTCAGTTACTAATCCCCAAGGTGAAAGTCTCTTCATTAACTTCTCACCAAGAACTCTTTCAAGTCTTCTGGATAGATATGGAATATCATATAGTTCTATATTCCAACCTGTAATAACTTCTGGTGTATTCTCTTCAATCATCCACCAGTTAATAAAGGCATTTAGAAGTTCATACTCTGAATCAAATGACTTGTAAATGACATTATCTTGTTTGTTGTTGAATGGGCCTTGACCCCATGTGCGAATCTGTTTTGTTGTATAATCCTGTATTGATATGAGTAGTATTTCCTCTGCAGCAGATTCTACATCAGGGAATCCATTCTCTGATTTAACCTCTATATCAAGAGTAGTTAATTTAATTTTGCTTATATCAAACTTAACTTCTGGTTCTGGATACATCTCTGAGATGTATTGATAGATATATCTGTCATTTCCATAGACATCAAAATTCTGTACACCATCATACTTCTTGATAAATTCACGACAGTCACGAACTAAACCGGGTCTGATTGGTTCAACTGGATCTCCAGTAAGAGTTTTATATTTTGTTTTTCTTTTTGAAGGGACGAAAAGAGTAGGAGAAAAAGTCTCTCGTGTCATGAAGTGTTTGCCATTTTCATAACCACGAACTAAAAAATTATTTCCAACTAACTGAACATTAGTATAAAATCTCATCAGGCAATCAAATCAACATACTCTGATAGTATAGCAGGTGTTGGAGTAACTATGGTAAGAATACTATCAGAATGTATCATCATTTCACTTTGTGATGTGAAATCTAACCAAGTTTCTAATTTATACTCATTATCTTCTTTTACCATCTTATATGGTTTAATCATCTTGCAATCAGGGCCACCAAGTTCGGTGTCAACCTCCATGATTTGAGATATTAACAAATCACCATTCTTAAGCAATAGACATTTAATAATCTGATCCATTTACCTTCTCCTCATACATTTTCTTAACACTTTCAATAGGTTCAACTAAAGCGACTACCTGATTTACAGACACAGGTACATCTTCTTCATCACTAATTATAATCCAACTTGACAGTGTAATTTCAACTGATGTTTTAGGATCTGCTTCTTCTGTTAGATAAACAGGTGAATTAATAATAACCTTGTGTGGTTTCTTAAAAAGATATGCGATTGGTCTATCTTCTGATACAATCTCTTTCATTTCTGCAATGATTTGCTCACCAGATTGAAGAACAGCAACTTTAATCGACATAATAAATTATCTCCTCACCTCATTATAACATAAACAAACAAATAGTCAAGCAAAAATATATGAACTAATAGAAGGAGTGCAGATAAGGTATATTCCGATGATTGCAAGAAAAGCAGCGTGATTCATGTGACTAAGTATTTTTACTTATTATATATGAAAAAAGGGATCTGTAAAGATCCCTAATAGATTGCTTTCATAATGTACTCCGTGCTCAAAATTGGATCATTTCCAAAAAGATCTAATTGTAACTCATCTGCATCCACATACACATCATCCTTATCTTTACGACAATGGTGCCAATAGTATGTGCCATCCTCTCTTTTATAGAAGTAACTGGTATTATGTGAGTCAAGAGTGAACAGAGCAATAACACAAGGATATTCAATCTTACGATTTGGATCTGGTCTACATGACTTTCCCATGTCGGCATACATGGGTCTTGCACCACTACCGTGAGGAGTGGGCAAGTTTCGCCCATGATCTCCAAACAAATCGTATCCCTTAACCATTAAAGATAATCTTTCCTTGCATGATGTTCTGGAACTATCTTACCCAACTTAACGGTAAGAAGTCCATCTTTGAATTGAACCTCTCGGACTTCAACATCTTCTGAAAGTGCCCATTCTCTTGTGAAACTTCTCTGAGCCAATCCCTGATGGACATACTCGGATCCTGTCTCCCTATCAGTTTGTTTCTGTCCTTCAACAATGAGTTTCCCATATTCCGTGTAAACCTTTAGTTCTTTTTTACCGAATCCTGCAAGAGCGATCTCAAGCACAGACTCAACATTATTTACATGGATTAAATTATATGGTGGATAATTTGTTGCGGTTTCATAACTATTAAAAAAGCGGTCAAGGTAATCATCCATACCAATCCCGTTCTTTGAAATTATTTTCATCAACTCTGGTAAATTTGCAGAGTGATACCTTTGTAGTGAAGTCATAGTGTCCTCCTAAAGCGACTTTGTTAATTGAACCCTTTCGGCATTCATCTATATTTATAGCATAGATCACAAAAAAAGGGGATGTTGGATCCCCTACATTCTTATTCAGTTTCCTCTACTTTTTTCTTCTTACTACCTATATTGTATTTTGTTTCTAATATCCAGTCACCTTTATCCTTATATGCTAAAACTTTAATTTGATTTAGAGGTGCTACATCTTGTATGGTATCAGCATTTACAATACCAACAAGCCCCCAGTCTACTAACAGTTGTGCAATACGATTTCTTCTCTGTACATCATTAGATGTCAGGTTAGCGTGTTTGCCATCAAGGGCGAATAATTCTTTGAAGTGCACTAAAAAATATCTACCTTGCTTATGAAGTATGTGGCAAGACTGATATATTTTCTTCTCTTTCCTCGATGCGACACCAATACGAGTCAGTGTTTCTCTTACCTTGAGAAAATCATCTGGTTCATTCAGTGTGACCTCAACCATCTGGTTAGGATCCCAATTCACTTCAGGTTCCTTAAGAACGCTCATTGTCTTCCTCCAATATCAAGTTTAGATTTAATAAAGTTCAGTTGTTCTTTTGTAAGAATCTTTAGAATCTGTTCCGCTTTTTCATTACTATATCCATAGTATGTTTTGACAGTATCAAGGTCATTGATCTTGTCTTTACGCAACCAAGGAGAGAATCTCTTCTTCTTCCTCACTATATGTATAAAAAAGTCATGTTGCATTTTTTTGGGTAGAAATGGATACTTATTCATTTCATTTGCAAACATCACTGTGTCAAGATGTCCTGATAAACACTTGTTAATTATGAATGGAGGATATTCTTTTTCGACTGACGGATCTTCATCAATCAAGTTTTTTTTATTCAGATTGATTGAGTTTAGCCAGTCCTTTAGTTCCATCAGTTACATCATCAAAATAATTTGCACAAGAACAAACAAGATTACGATCTCCATAAACATTATCAATTCTTGATACTGCAGGCCAAAACTTATTGGACTGATCTACAGGATATGCTGCTTGTTCTCTGGTATAATTATACACCCATTCTGTTGAACTTACAACCCTTGCAGTATGTGGTGAATTTTTAACTATCTCAGGAACTGTAAATATTTCTCTCCTTATCATCTCCATTGCTTTTGCAAATCTTTTAAGTTCATCAAGTGATTCACTTTCAGTTGGTTCTACCATCATAGTTCCAGTAACAGGCCATGATAATGTAGGTGCATGAAAACCATAGTCCATTAATCTCTTTGCAATATCCTCTGCTGTGACAGGAAAATTGCGACAATCAAATATACACTCATGTGCAATACGATCATTCTCTCCTCGATATAATACTTTAAAGTAAGGATCGATTTCATGTGCTAACCAGTTTGCAGATAATAATGAAATCTCACTTGCTTTGCGTAAACCATCACCACCCATCATACGAATATACATCCAACTGATTGGAAGAATACTTGCACTTCCATACTCTGCTGATGATACACGATGAGTTACAAAAGGTGTTAGATGCTTTGCAACACCGATT